GTCCAAGATACTGTGGACTACTAGTACCAATACCCAAAGACTCAGCAGAAGCATCCCAGAAGAACTTAGCAGTCGTGCCAGTGTCTTCGTAGAAGGAGATGTCGCCTGTAGCATGGTCTACTGATAATCGTGTTGTAACTGCTGATTTTGCATCATTTAATGTGCGTATTAGAAAGTCGCCCGAACTTTGTTGAAAGCGAGTATTCACATCAGTAGTATCTGTTTCCATTAAATCTATTAGGACACTTGTATCGCTAATAGTTACATCACCATCAACAGTCAGCCCATCCATTGTGGCTGTGCCAGTAACGTCTATGCCTGTGGAGGTTGTGTCTAGCTTTGTATTGTTATTATATTTAAGACTTACTTGAGCATCTTCTACACAGTTAATATAAACTTCATCAGTAGAGCTTCTAAGCTGAAGGTTTGCCGAAGCTTTTATTAATAATCCACCAGTTCCTTGGTCTTCAATAATGCTTTGAGTACCATTGTGGTAGATAGAAAGATCAGAGCCATCACCGAAGATAGCCTTGCCATTATCAGCAAAGTTAATGTCTGCAGAAGTAGTCATACCGTCTGTGGTGATAATGCCAGTTACATCTATGCCTGTGGAGGTTGTTTCGAATTTTTTACTTCCGTCATACCAAAGATTTACAGCACCATTTGCATTAAAATTAGCAATGTTTTCAGAAGTGGAGGTTAAAATCCCAATGCCTGTATCAGTTTTTATTTGTAAAGCCTGAGATAAATCAATATGCCCATAAGTAACGTCAGCATAAATTTCAATGGCATTAGTACCAAAAATAGCCTTAGAACTTCCAACATTAATGTCGCCAGAAGTGTTTAAACCATCTGTAGAAATAAAACCAGTTACATCTATTCCTATGGGGGTTGTTTCTAGCCTTGTGCTTCCTCCCAGTTGAAACTTTAACGAGCCAGTTCCATTATCATTTATAATGCTGTCTGTACCGTTATGATAAATCTCTAAATCATTATCCGCACCAAACGTAGCCTTGTCATTATCACCAAAAGAAACATCACCAGTTACAGTAGCCGCAGGGATTGTCACTGTGCCTGTGAAGGTTGGGGAGGCTATAGGTGCAACATCAGTACCAATAGTAAGGCCTAAAGAAGTTCTTACTGTAGCGCCAGACTCTGCCACCCATGTAGAACCATTGCCTACAATAAAAACACCGTCAGTAGGAGTTAAGGCTGCAATAGCTGTTAAGTCTGCATCAGAATCTTGAAGAGCATCTATCTGTGTTTGAATATTAGATGTTACACCATCAAGATAATTTATTTCTGTGGCAGTAGCAGTTATTGCAGTACCATTAATAGACAATGTAGAAAAATTACCACTAGAGGCAGTTGTAGCACCTATAGTAGTATTATCTATAGCACCTGCATTTATATCTACTGTTGGTATTGTTACAGTACCAGTAAAGGTAGGAGAAGCTATAGGAGCTTTAGTATTTAATTGAGTTTGAATGTTAGACGTTACACCATCGGTATAATTTAATTCCGCAGTAGTTGCGGTAATCCCATCAAGAACATTAAGCTCTGCAGCTGTTGCTGTAATAGCTGTACCATTTATTGATAGTGTAGAAAAATTACCAGTTGAAGCAGTGCTAGAACCTATAGCAGTGCTATCAATTGTACCACCATTAATGTCAGCAGTGTCTGCAACCAAAGAATCAATGTTGGCAGTTCCATCGATGTACAGGTTACGCCATTCCTGTGTAACACTTCCTAAATCGTAAGTATTATCAGTTTCAGGAATTATAGAACTATTTATGTCTGCACTAAAAGCTACTGTATCTGTAGCAGCATCACCAAACGTAAGATTACCATTAATTGTTGCATTGCCTGTGACTGTAAGATTTCCTCCTACAGAAAAATCTCCAGTAATGCTACCAGTATCTGCTGCGAGAGTATCAATATTCGCAGTGCCATCAATATATATATTTTTAAATTCTAAAGAGCTTGTGCCTAAATCAATATCATTATCAGTTACAGGAACAATAGCACCATCTTGTAATCTAATTTGTTCTACAGCAACATCGCCAACAGAAATATAAAAGCCCCATCGATTGTTGCTGCTGTCAACTTCAATTTTATTTAGAAAATCTTGATCACCAATAATATAAATATTACCGCCTTGACCATTTGTACCATCATGTTGATGGCCTGTAGTACCTGTAGCGGCATATATAAAAGCATTTTCTAATTGGTTATACTCATTATTAAATAGAGATGCATTGATCACATCGCCATCAATAAATGTACTTTGTCTGGTGTAGGTAGTCCCCGCCATTATTATCTCCTACCCGCAGGGGTATAATTAATATATAAACCGTTTATAGAATAAGGTGCGCTATTGTCTTCGCTAAAAATGCGGAAACTTACTGTGTGTCCACTTCCTTCTATAGTATTCCTAGATGTAGGATCTAGAGACCCTCCAAATGAATCTGTTCCAAAAATAGCATATCCAAAAGTAGAAGGTATTCTTATTCCTTCTAGTGCATAATCATTAGGCTGAGGAACAGTGGGATCTTCATAGTCATACCTTACTCTTAAATAAGGTTCTATAGTTCCTTCTGGCCCAAAGGAAATCTTTACATATTTTAAAGTTTTTAAAGTTCCCGCATCTCCAAAATCTAAGTTAGGAGTTTTATAATAAGCATTAATAGTTTTGGATACAGCATCTTGATAAAAGTTATTACCTGTATCATGATTGTAGATGTATCCTAAATTGTCACCGTGATAAACTTTTTCTTCTCCAGAAGCATCAAATTCTGAATAAATAGCCGGAGCTTGTATACCTTTAACTTCAGACCATTCAAATCCATTAGGTGTTAATGTTCCTAAAACACCTCTTGAAGCATTAATGTCTGATCCTGCTCCTGTATAAAATAATCTATACTGCGAACGATTTCGAAGAACAACACTGCTAATTGTATAGTCTGAAATATTACTAGTTACATCAGATATTAAAGCTTGTATTTGTCTAGATACTGATCCTAATTCAACATCACCAATCCTTGCAGTAGCAGCAACAAGCCTAAGTCCATCAGGAGCGAGGAACAAAATGTCTCCTGCGATTTCTTGAATGCTATAACCGCTGAGGCATCCAACGTTGTTAGTAATTTGGACAACTGATGTATTTGCTGAGTCATTAATATTATCTAAACGATGAATTGTATTTTCACAAAATATAAATAAAGAACCACGGAAACTTTTTATTCCTGTAATTCTGTCTGCAATAGTTACTGATCCTGAACCAGTGCCTGTAAAATCTCTATCATCATTAGTTTTACTGTAATAGACTGTACTCGGTGCATTTTCTGTATCTACAACACAAAGGTGTCTATCAAGTAACTCTACATATTTTCCGGCAGCAGGAGTGGCTATCTCTTGATAAATAAATTTACGAGTAGCTCCTGTACCATCAATATGAAAATGACCTAGTTTGTCTGCGCCTGTTGCAATGGTTAAAGAACCATAAGCACTATCTGTATGTCCAGTAGGCGCTCTCATAATTACAAACTGAGCTTGACCTTGATTAGGCCTATCTAGTTCTGCAAGAGCTGCTAAATCAGCTTGTATAACTCCTGCATGCCCAGTATTTTTATTTATTTGCAGCCATGTTGTACCGTCTTCAGAATAATAAACACTAGTACCTACACAAGCTACAACGCCAAGAGCATAAGGTATTACTCCATGTACTCTTGTATCGGCTTCTGGACGAGTAGTACCATAATGACTATAGCCATTTATACGTCTGTAGCCTCCGTCAGGGTGAACTTCAAAGTTTAAAAGCTCTTTAGCCATTCCGGGCTGTTGGAGCATATCAAACTCGTTTAAGTTGGTGTTTAAACCACCCTTACACGAAAATCCAAAAGGCTGAGACATTATACGAACCGTATCCTATCATCTTTAATATAACTAATAGGAGAATCAAGAAGATTTTCTCTCATGCTTCTTAATCCTTTTTTATAATCCTCCATAGCAAAAGAAGCTGCTTGAGGATTTTCTTTAAACTGCCACATGTAATAACGAGCTTTCGCAATAAGCACATTTGTATACATATCAGGAAATAAAACTTCATCAGTATAAGCTGAAAGTCTTGTGGGCTGATTCCAAGCAAAGAACCAAACTTTATATTCTTTCTTGGGGATAGGGCTTAATCCAAAGTTACGTCCATCAGGACTGCGGATAACTGCATTCGGTTCTCCCCAGTTCTGAGTATCAGCATCGTCATCGTTCTCGTGTGTGCGTCTAAAGTCTTTCCAAGTTTCTGTAGACATAAAACGCAAGTTACGAGTTACATAAGGTGCAGTTTCGCCATCAACTCCTACAGTAGTAATGTAAAAGTTTTCCCAATCTATAGCACCATAGTCATTAGCAACACTATCACTAGCTGCTTTTAATTCATACCATCTTGTTCCTGCAGTAGTAGATACAGAAACATTACCATACATAGGATCTGTTGTTCCGCTTTCAGCTACTGCAAGAAAAGGCCATTTAGGTTCTTCAGTAACAATGTCAGCGTAGGCACGATTAATACAATCCTGCACATGTTTTTGAATTCCAATAGCTGAAGAGAAGTTACTAGAAGTCAAAGGAACTTCGTTTAACTCTCTGAGCAATTCGTTTGTTAGCTGAAGAAACGTTGTAGCCATTTGTTAGCAACCTTTAGCTTTAGGCATTGCCTCTTTGTATACAGGCTGTGTTGAACCTTTTTCAGTTACATAGCCGCCCATATTCATTTTCTTTTTAGCCATACCACCATAAGTGTATTTGGCTTTACTGCTTTTCATCATTTTTTTCTTGTCGTACATCAGTCTTTCCTCCAAAAATTCTTTCCCAAGATTCGTTATACTTTTCTTGGTTTATTTTTCTAGGCCGACCATTTTGTTTGTTGCGGGATTTTATAACAATTCTTTTTTGTCTCATAAAAGATAGGGGGGCAGTTTCCCACCCCCTTTCTCCTCGATTATTAGTCGATAGTGTAATAAGCACCAGATAGAGCTTCTGGACGCAGAACCTTAACACCGTGAACATGCAGACCACGAACGATATCACCAAAAGAAGTGGGATCGCGTAGTACTTCAGTGTTAACGATAGTCTGAGCCGTTGCAACTGCAGATATGTGACCTGCCAACACAATACCAGTAGCAGTAGTTGCTGCAGGCATATTGTTAGACTTGTACATGCTGAAGCCACGAAGCTTACCAGAACTTACAAGACCGTTACGGATAGAACCCTGACCACCGTTGTAGTCTACTGAGAGCAACTTAGAATCAGTCTGAGACAGTTCCTCGTAGAACTCAGGAGAAGCTACAAACCAACGACCTTCTTCTGGTACGTTCTGCTCATCAAGGAGACGAGCCATACGAGCCATAAGATCTAGAGGGTCAACTTCAGAAGCAGTACCAAGGTCAACAGAAGCTGTAGTCTCACCTACACCGCCGCTGCCTACTGCCGCATCAGCACCAATTATCATGTCTGGGCTAGAAGCAGAAAGACCTGCTTTCATTTTGCTCAGAATATTTGCATCAAAAGCATCCTTCAGAGAGTATGCAGCTGAAGAGGCTGCAACCTCACGCCAGTTAACATGAGACATGTTTGATTCAATGTCATCTACGATGAACTTGAAAGCATTCGCTGTATCAACAACCAGAGTTACCTCTTGGTCTGTCAACTTAGTCTGAGTGATATCTTGACCACGCTCATACTGATAAACAGTAATTGTTGGTTCTTTGATGATCCTTACAGAATCTCCAAAAGCAGAAATCTCACCTGCATAATCCGTATTTGTGATAGCCTCTGCTACAGAAGCCTTACGGAAAAAGTTCAGTACCTTCTTGCTATAGACGGCAGGAAGGAAGAACGAGTTAGTTTGACCTGCTACGGAGTTCGCAAAGTTCGCATCGGTATCCGTACTCGGCTCGAAGTACTGGTCTGAAACATTATTAGCCATTTTTAATCACCTCAATAAAAGACAAAAGTTATTTAATAACCCGCCCCTCACTGATTGCTTGATTAATATCATCTTCGTATTTATCAAATTCAGCAACGGACATGCGGGCAATTTCCCGTTCTGTCCATATTTTAGGCTGACGAGCATCAATGGTTTTTGTTTTAGTTGAAACCATATCAGCTGCATTGTTAGCCTTCTTTTTGGACAGAGTTTTGGTTGATTGAATTGCAATTCCATTTTCCATTTTATACAAATCAATTGCACGAGAAGCTAAATTGGCATTATTAGAGTTTTGATATATCCAACTTTGAATTTCCTTTGGCTGAGTTTTTGCCCACTCATGAAAATTATCGTCAGCTCTAATATCTTCAAAGTCTGGATGACGAGCTTTAAGCTCAGCTTCGGCTTCTTTGCGAGCAATGTCTGCCTCACGCTGCTTAAGTGTCACCAGTTCAGATCGAATATCTTGAAGCTGTTGCTCATTTTGTAAGTGAGCTACAGTCTCTACTGTCTGATACAAGTCAGGATATTTCTGTTTAAATTGCTCAATTTCTTCAACACTCTTAGGAGCTTTGTAACTAGGAGCACTAGCTTTTGCTTCTGCTATTAGCTCTTCTTCGCGTTGTTTAAACTGAGAAACTTTCTGGTCATAATGCTTCTTAAGATCATCGTACCTTTTTTTGTAGTTGACTTCCTTAGAGTCTGTTTTTTCTGCAGGGGCTTCAGTTTCACTGGAGGTAGCCTGAGCTTGACTCTCATCAAAAAAAATACTGTCTGCGTCAACAAAAGGTTTATCCTTTCCTTGATGCCAATCTTTTTTCATGTTGTAAGGATTTGCATTTTCTTCAATCATAATATCTCCAAACGGGGCTTGTCGTCTTCAAGGTTGCCTACCATAATGCATCGTCATGCTAGTAGGGGCTTGGTACTTCAAGGTAGCCGTGGTTAACGAATACTGGGCATCCTGTTTGAAAGTAACATCTGCTGTTGAGTATCTTCAGCAGGACTTGTCATTACTTCCATTCTATTTGGATTCCCAGACATAAGACCTCCGTCATAAGCACGTTCAGCATCATCCATTATTTTTTGGAGATTGTCTGCGCCTAATTGGTCGGTCGCTTTTTTGGTAAACACAAACTCTCCGGCAGATAATCTAGCCGGAATAGAGTCTGAGATACCATTACCGGGGCCAGTAACTTTTCCGGCTCCAGTAAATTCAGAAGCAGTCTCTACTACTTTGTCAAATATTTGACTTAGCATAGGATCTTCTTGCAAAGTATTAAAAAGATATTCTTTCTCTTCATCTTCAAGAGATTCATCAACAATAAAGTCTACATATTGCTGCATCATTTCTTCATCTGGAAGTTGTGCAGCAGCAGCTTCTTCTGGAGATACATTAGCATAAGTATCTACAGGAACTTCCATATCAGCCATTTCAGGAGGAACTGCCATTTCTCCTCCATCTGCTTTCATTTCTCTTGGGCCTAACTCAGGCAAGGCAGTTTCAAACTCTTGGAATAATTCATAATCTTCATCAGAAAGATTATCAATAAAACGTCTGCTTTGTCCTGCATCTAACGTTTGAATATATTCTACAATGTCATCGTATTCGTTGAAGAAAACTTCAAGATTTTGTGCTACTTCTTCTGGGTCAGCCCCTCTAGCCATTTCGACTGGATCTATTTGATCTACAGATTCGTCAGGGATGTTACCACCCCTTCGCTGCATATTTTCAGGCAGCATATCCATAACATCTTGTGCTAGTTCAGGATCGCGTTCTGCTAATTCATCAAAAGCTCTTGGATCTTTTTCAAGCGTATCCATTAATTCATTAGCAATCATTTCACGCTTGACCATATCTTCTTTTAGACCACGGCCTCTTTCCGTCAATCTTTTTGTTTCTTCAATGGCTTTCTTTTCGTCAAGCTTACCTAGAAGACTTATTACGCCTTTAGCAACTTTAGAGCCTTTAGAGTATTTTTTTCTCTTTTTGTTTTCCATAGCGTAATATACCTTTGTGCCTTTTTCAGCTCCATACTCTTTTTTAAGAGCGTCCATTAAAGATTTGTTAATTGGCATTAGCGATATTTCTTTGTAGTCTTTGCAGCTTTACTAGGCTGTTTAGAAAATTGTTTACCCTTTTTCGTATCTTCTCGTTTCTTCTTTGTAGTAGCCGCATACTCTGAAGAAGACATAGCCTTTATAGCTTTCTCAGGTAGATAACGTTCTCCTGTAGCTTTAGGCCCTTGAGTAGAAGGTTTACCTGATTTAGTACGCCACTTTTGTTCTGTCCATTTCTTTAAACTTTCTTGTGGCTTCTTCACTTATAACCACCTCCGGCTTCTTTGTACTGCTTAGCAAGCATCTGGGC